TACTTCTTGCGAAACAATCCTTTGATCTGTGCTTCGGTTTTGGCCACGTCCAGTTCAGTATTTCGAACAAACGTGTTCGCGTTCGTGTCGGTATTAAATCCGGACACAATGTCCGGGACGATCTTATGTAGTTTATCCAAGACTTCCGTTTGCTTCTTTTCAATATCCTTCGGCGATTGATAAGAATTATAATCATTCGCTTCCGTGATTAAATCCTGGATCTGTGCGGCCATTTTGTTTTTACCGTCCAAACTTTCGGCTGCGTTTTGTGTTTGTTGCCACTTAACGGCCAAGTCTGCGGCAGCGCGGCCGAATTCGTTTAATCCTTCGGCGACGCCGTTTGTTGTTTGCCGCACAACGCCGGAAGGCTGAATGCGGCTGTTTCTGGTATATACTGGTAATTGTGGCATTTTACCCCCTAACTTTCACTATTCACAACGTCTTTGTTTGTGTCGGCATTGCTGCCCCAATACTTGTTATAAGTTCCGTAACTGTTTAACGCGGTGGATCCGGCCTTCAAAATTCTGTTTAGATAAGCGTATTTTTTAGTCCTTTCGGCGTTCTGCTGCTGCAAGGCGGACGTTTGTTTTTGCATTCGCAAATTATAGTCCGTTTGTGCTGCTTCGATATTCATTTCGGTTAAACTTTCGTTAAGCGAATTCGCGATCGATCCGGAAACGCGGACGCCGTTATGGCCGGCCATTTGATTAACCGTTCCGATCAACTGCGTGCGTTTCTGGACGTATTGATCCGCGATATTAGCGCGTTCAAATTCGATCTGCTGTTGCTGCAACTTATATTGTTTAATTTCCGATTTTGCGGCCTGGCGCGTCTGATAGGCTGAAAAGATAGACGATCCAACCTGTAAAGCACTCGCCGCCAAAAATGCTGTTGCTAACATTTCAACCCCCTTTATTTGTCAACTTCATTAACAATCGGCGCAATAACAAGAATGTTCATCGGCAAAGGCCGCGACTGTTCAACGGTTATGTCGCTTTCAATCGTCCAACCTTGATTATAACGGATCTTGTCGATCACGCCGTCGGTTAATGGCCGCGCCGTTCCCATAGGCACGGACGGTTCGCGATAATTGATTTCTTGTAAATTATCCAAATCACGGCCAACACGACAACCGGAAGTCCGCCAAACTCTGACGGCCATATCGTTAATACGCTTCTTTTTGCCGACTGCCGTCCCGTTCATGGCGCCTTCTTCGATATTCATTGTCTGAATATAGCTTCTATATCCAAGCCCGGCCAAAACAACCCAAGCGTCCAGATCCAGCGTAAACGATCCGGAAGCTACCACCTTGTCCGGCTGGACGCAGCCGTCGGCCAAGATCTGAACTGTGCGGCCGTTCAAGTGTTCATATCCGGACATTGAATTAACGCTGACGCCCCACTTGCCGCCGGAATACGAAGTCGCGCTGAACGACTTAACAACAGTCGCTTGAACGTGTCTTGCGTCCGTAACGGCTGTTATTGTGGCCTGGCCAAGAATTCCGAAATTTCTATCAATCGCCCGGATCCTTCGGCCGAAGTGTCTGGCTGCGAAAATATCGCTTGAAGCCGTGATCGTAATATTGCCGGTTTTGCCCGAAAGTGTTAAGGTATTGCCGACGGTAGCTTCGAACGCGTCATACTTCAAACCGGCGCGAACATACCAACAATTTATAACGCTTTCCGGTGTAACCGGATCTTGTATTCTCTCAACGTGGCGAACAACGCTTCCGTTTATATTCCGTTTAACTATTAAATAAAGTTCATCATATAAGCCGTTGTATGAAGGGATTGTTTCGATACTCTCGACTATATCGTCGCCGAATTCGAGCAAACTCCACGCCTGGACTTGCTGATCGGCTTCCACGACAAGCGCGGCCAATTTGCCGTCTTTTCGCAAGCACCACATCACGCTATCCGGGTTCTTCTGATAACAGACGTCAACGATCGGGCTTTCCAATAAGTGTTCCGAAAAGATCGAAACGTCAACGGCCTTGTAGCTGTCCAGATAATAGTCATATTCGAAGCGACGAACTTTCTTTCCGGTTCGCTGCACGAAATAAACTTCCGATCCGATTGTTGCCGGCTGCGTTCCTTCCGATCCCCAGTTCGAACGGGCGCGCGCATTCGGCACGCTGTTACTGTCGATCCCGTTGTCGCCGTAACCTTTGACAACAAATTCGCTTCCATACGTTCCGGCTAATAAAAAACTGGTTCCGATAATCCATTTAATGTCGGATCCGTCGCCGTCGATATTCGTCGCCAGTTCAATATTAACGCCGGCGCCGCTTTCATTTGAAACGGCCGGCGTAAAGTCTTCGTATTTATACGGCTTCGATCCATAAACGTTTCGTGGTTGTGTCGGTGTCCGGGCATAATACAAACGGCCGTCCAAAAGTCCAACAACCGAAGGCCAGCCGCGATAATTACTCCAAGCACCTTCGCCCCAGATTTTCGTTGCGCTGGTAGTGGATAACTTCCATTGCACGGCTGCGCTGGCCGAAGTTCCACTGGAAACGGCGGTTATTTTGACAAAGCCTTGTTTATTAACGCCGTCAACCGTTGTTGCGTCGCCAATCCAAAAGAAGGCGCCAACGTGGCCGGAATTAAAAATGCTGCTGCTGGCCGTTAGTGTAATGTTGCCGGTATCGGCCGAAGGTGTTATCGTTGTGCTGGTTAAGTTTTCGGTTAAAAATGGCGTGCAAGTAAATGTTACGTCCCTAAATTCCCAATTATCGGCCGCCTTGCGGATTAACTCTTTCGGCGTGTTATTCTTTGTCCCGTCGCGGCGATATACGATTTTGATAATATCGTCAATCTGGACATACTGGATCGTTTCCAAGTCCGCTTCTGTGAAATTGTTTGATATTTCATAAACTGCATTGTTTTTATATACCGGCGCGCCGTCATGGTAAAAACGAAAATATCCGGCACCGCATTCGATTATATAACTATCCGTCGGACTAAAAATAAAACGCATTAACTTTGCTTTACCTTTGGCGTTTGCGATATATTCAGTTCCGGCGACACGGCTTGCCAGGCCATAAGGCCGAACAAGAACGTTCCGGCATTTTTTCAAGCAAGAAGAATATTGTTCAACATCTGATCGGCCATACATTAACGGGCTGACTTCGCCGCGTGCGTATGTAGGCAATAACGGCGCTACTCTTACCATATTGATCTCCCTAATGCTGCATTTATCCAGGCGTCGTCTTTGACGGTTTCTTCGCCTTGTCTGCCGCTGTCATAATGAAGGGCGCGCGGCAGATATTCGCCCTCGTATAACTGGATTAACTCTTGCGTCCGGCTGGCCGAATTTGTTATGTCGTAACAGATATTCGCGGCCAATAAACATTCGAAGGCGTCCGAAAATTTAGGCGTCCAGAATGTGTCGTCGTCGCACATATAAACGTATTTAACGCCAAGTTCCGGATCAAGTGTCCATATTTTTTCGCCTTCCGGGCGCCAGGTGTTCGCCGTCGTTTCAAAAACTTCTACACAATCCGACGGCCTTTGAAAATAATATCCACCACCGACGGCCGGTAATTCTTCCAGGCGGTTAAGTAAAGTCCGCTTCGTGGCAAAACTCCAGCAAGTTTCGGAAAGAATAGATCTTAAAGTCTGATCAAAGACGGCATTTATTGATTTTGCTTCCAATGTATCGTCGGATAAATTAACAATCCGGTTTGCGCCCAATAAGGTTAAGGCTTTGTTTGCATGGCTAACTTTACTCATTTTCTAACTCTCTAACATATACAAAAGAAAAGGGGCTGCACCTTTCGGCACAACCCCCGGCGGTTTACGAAAAATTAGTCGATAACGACGCTTTCATCGCATGAAACTTCAACGACTTTAGCTTCTTCCAAACGAGCAGCACCGCAAGAAATCTCGTAGTAAACTTGTTTAGAATAAGACTTGTCGTCGCGTTCAGAAACGCGCATAAACAGTTCTTCCAGCATAGCGAAGCAAATACCGGTCTTTTGGAAGGCGTAGTATTTCGCAACGTGTGTTGAACTGTCAACGGTAACAATACCGTCCGGCAAGAATACGAACTTGAAGCCGACGAATGTATCAAGATCGCCGGAAACAAGCGCTTTAACCGTGTTATAATCGCTGGAAGTAACTTTGGTATTTGCCAAAAGTTGTTCCAAACCGGTCGCAGAAGCAACAAAGGTTCGATCATAAGTCGGCACGCCGGCAGCGTTCATCATAGCCGAAGCATGACGAATTTTTGCAACGGTTAATCCGGTGTTTGCTCTGGTGGCAGAACTGCCGGTTCCGCTAACTTCGCCGTCATAGTTTACAGCAATCTTTTGAGTTGACGGAAGGGCAACAGAAGTTCCGCCGGTTTCACCACGAAGGGCGGTTGCACCCAATGCGGCATAAATAACCTTATCGATCTGAACGCCGACAGAAGATTGAAGCGAAACAGAAACAACACTCATCGGATCGCTGAATGTCTGTAACTGGACAGAACGGTCGAAGATACGCGCGTCGTTATATGTCGCAATATCAATTCGAGTTCTTGACAAGTTCGGATCGTTCTGCGGTGTTGCGCTGTTTGTGGTTGTTTTGGCGCTCATAATCCAAGATCCGATCTGGTCTTGATAGAACGATTTACCGGTAAAGTCTGTTTTAACATATACGCGGCTGTAAAGCATAGACTTTTCTTGACGGGCTAACGGAAGGATAATTCTCGAATAGTCCTGGCCGCGAATTTGTAACTGTGTATTCGTATCAGTCATTTTAAGATTTCCTTTTCTAAAATTGATTAAAATTTAAAAACTATGAGTGTTCGCCTTGTCCTTTCGGGGGCGATCAAATAGAAAATTCTTTGAGGTCTATTTTAGATTATCCCAACATTTTCATAAGCGACTGGACGTATTGCACTCTGGCCAATCGTTCTTCTTCGCTGACATATTGTTGTCCGTGTTCTTTGCACCACTTCATGTCGTTGCGTTGATTTCGCGATCCAGCCCAATAAGCGTCGCTTATATCGGCCATAATCCGGTCAAATTCGGCTTGTGCTTCGGCAGGGGTTTTCGTAAAACCGGAAACTTGTCCTTCGAAGCCGCCCAAACTTCCTTCGGAAATGGACGATCCGATCTTGTTTAACAAACGTATAGCGGCGGCATTATCGCCGATTAAGTCCAGCAATGAAGCGTAGTCTTCTTTATTTTCGCAGAACTTCGCCAACGTGTTATTTGCTAATTCAAGATTTTGTTGATACTTCGCACCCCATTCGGATTTCAAAGTAGCAACGGTTTGATTATGAACGTTCATTCTTTCTTGTTCGGCGGTGGCGTTCATGGATTGAAGCCCTTTGACATATTCATTGAAAATGTCTTGCGCTGCCGCGTTAGAAATATGATTTCGTTTCATTAAGCCGTTTTCGGATTTAATATCGTATTTGTCGGCTTCCGGAATACCGAAGGCCTTGTCGTATGCTTCCCAAGCCACCGCGTCGCTGGCGTCCTTTGGCACCGGGACACGCCCTTGTCCCATAAGTTGTTCAAGCGATAAATAGCTTTTAGCCATATTGTTAATATCGCCGTTAAACTTCTGGATTGAAGGGTGGCTGGCATATTCGGCCGATATAGCCGAAGAAAAATCAAAACCGCCATTATTTTCGGCGGTTTGTGTTGTTGTTCCGCCGGTGTCAGTATTACCCGGCTGGCCTAAATTGTCAGTTGTCGGATCCATTTCCTATTCCTTTTCAAATAAGGCCGCGATCGCTTCCGGTTTAATGTCGTCGCGGCTGATTGTTTTAATTGTTAATATAACGTCCCGTTTTCCGGACGAATAAACAATTTCGTTCGGATCGGTTGACAATACCGGAAAATCATATCCGCAGTATTGCTCTAAAAATTCCATAAATAACGGATATTTCAAAGCAACGTCCTTAAACACTGTTCGCAAGTCTGCGATTGTGTTACTATCCTTCAGATTGAGTATCTTTGACATTACGATCCCCTTCGGCTGCGGTTTTGTATGTTTGCGCTGCGGCTAACTGTTGTTCGATTGCCGCTTGCTGCATTTGTGCTTCTGCTCGTGCCTGGCGAATATTCTGGACTTGTTGATCATCGCGTAACATTTCCGGATCAACGCCTATCACGTTGAAGACTTTATCAACGGCCTTGTCGGTGTCGAGTTTATCCACCACTTCCGGACTGATCTGTGCAATCTGGCCAACATAACCAAGCGCGGTCGATAAATTCTGGACTTCAACTTGTCTTTGACTTTGAACAAGTCGTGAAGTGAAGCGGACTTCATAGCCCGGATTTTGCAACATAACGTCCGGCATACGCGGCAAGCGTCCGTCTTCATAAAGCGAAAGAATGCACTTTTCACAAACCGGCTGTAATACGTCATGAATGAAGCGTCCGACTGCCGGTCCCAATAAAGACATTTTTTCGTTAATCCGTTCCATAACTTCCGGGACGGTCATTTGCTTTGTTAATTCCGAAAACTGCTGAAACGTATCGTTGAAGAACAATTTTCGGATCTGCTGGCGCTGGCCTTCGATTTCGTTTTCGCCGATTGCAACGTTACCTTGTGCCATAAGCGGAAAGATCTCGTCGCGCGGTGTTAAACTGCTGCGGCGGTAATAGTTTATTTGACGCGGATTAAAGTTTGGCCGTCCGATGAACGCGTTGTCCGGGACTGCCCAAGCCGGATCCGTTTGTTTCATCGCTGCACGCAATACCGTGTCCGTCATCGCATTTAATAATCTGGCGTGCGGAAGCGCCTTCATTCCAGGCGAAAATCCGTAAACCTCTTGTGCCAATTTATAAAAACGGTGTGAAACGCACGGCATAGCCCGGAAGCCGTCTTCCTTCAATAACTTTTTGTTTTGAACGTCTATCCAAGCCATACGCACCGGCATATTGAGTTTATCCAGTTTGTCCGGATCGTAGTCGTTC